TTCTGTACTCTTATTATACCGTACAGATATCTGTACGTCAATAATAATAGTATATGCTAAATAGTAAAAAAAATCCCCAAAACATTTCTGTCCTAGGGATTTGAATTTTATAATGATTATCTCTTTGCACTATGTGAACGCCCATAAATAGGCGCTTTTTTTATGCTTTGCAAGTTACAAGGATATTACCTATATTGTTACATAGGTTCTCATACTGTTTATATGGCTTTTAAGCCTCTAAGCGTTTCTAGCGCTTTCTTTACCTCTTCTGGTGTTATTTTTCTCTCGCATAATCTCTGCTGCTGTGCTGTCGTAAGCTCGGCATTATATAACGGGCAGAGGTCGCAGCTCGTGGCGTGTGTACAAGCTGCATAAGCCGTTACTATAATCTGTGCCTCTATCTCTTCCATGGCTATACCGCAAGCGTCCAGCCAGCTACAATGTAGTTAGCTGTAATCTTTGGATACTTAGCCTTATTAGCTGCTACGATAGCAGCTACGGTTGTCCCGTTTTTCTTTGCGATAGCGCTTAAAGTGTCGCCCGCTACTACCTTATGCGTATTACTACTCGCGCTGGCTGTCGTCGTAGATGCAGTACCGCTAACGTTAAGTACCCAGCCTGCTACAATATAGTTAGCTGTAATCTTCGGATACTTAGCTTTATTAGCTGCTACGATAGCTGCTACGGTTGTCCCGTTTGCTTTTGCGATAGCGCTTAAAGTGTCGCCCGCTATTACCGTGTGCGTCCCTGCTGCATCTAATGTACTGGCGGTCTGCTTAATCTCCGCAGCTGCTACCGTTCCTGTTCCTATATTGTCATATGCTGTAAGGTTATTGCTATTAACAATATTCATAATCTTGCTAACGTATGTAGGGTCTGTAGCGTATCCGCCATTCTTAATAGCTGTAATGCAGCCTGTAGCATCTTTTACGCACACTGCCGCAGCATATCTGCCAGAGTTCGTTATAAGGTCGTAGTAATCCTTAACGCTATCCTCTAAACAATCGTATGCTCTGAATAATCCCGTAATTGTCGTAAAGTTTGCACCGTCGTAACATTCCTTGGTTTTAGAGCTGTATACTTTGCCTTTCCATGAGCTGCCAGCTTTAATACCAAAAAACGCTTTAGCATTGGTCATTAAAGAGCTGCTACCCCAGCCAGTCTCTAACGCTGCCTGCGCAATGCAAATACTAGGCAGTACCCACTTGCTGCGGCTTGCTGCCTCTTTCTGTGCTAATGTTCCCAGTGTCTTAATAAATTCTGCTTTTGTCATAGCCTTTTACCTCTTTTCTATTCTGATTTGCTGCTAATAAAGTCCGCTATAATAATCTTAATTCTGTCGTATGTTTCCTTTATCTGCTTATATAAGTTGTCGTATCCAAACATAGCCGCATAGCATACTAATAAGCCTACAGCTGCTACAGCTACCCAGTAGTACCATAACATTACTACATTAAAATAAGCTGCCATTACAGCTGCCGCTAAAGCCGTAGATACCATGGCTACAATAAATACCCATACTTGCACTGGGAACTTGTCCCACGCAACTACCTTTTTTGTAATTGCTACAATTAAATTCGTCCATACCGTAAGTACCAGTACTGCTATTAACGCTGCGACTAAATATAATATTACTTTTTCCATCTTGCTACCTCTTTTCTTTTAATCTGCTATAAGCCCGCCCGCTCCCTCTTGCGGCTCTATTGGTTGCTCTGGTTCTGGCTCTGGCTCTTGTATTGGTTTCTGTCCTATGTTACTGGTTACTATCTTGCAGCCGTTTTCTACGCCTGCCTTAACTAAGTAGCCGCCTACCACTACTCTAAATGTCTCGTTACTTTCCGTTATAAGCGTGCCTACTACTGATGCGTCGCCAGTTAATATAATGGCTCTATAACATACCAGTAGTGCATACAAGAAAGAGACAAGGTATAGGACTGTTGTAGTTATTACTACCTTTTTGCTAAATTCCCATACCCAGAGTAGCGGCGCTTTTTCTGCTTTTTCCTTTTCCCTTGCTTTTTTAGCTCGCTTTCTTATGCGGTTCTTAGCCGCTCTAAGCTCCGCTCTTTCTTTTCGTTGCATCTGCCCTTATTCCTTTCTTAGTTGTTCCTCAATACTGGTTAACCTTTTTTCGTGGTCGTCTAGCCTTTTGTGTTCAGACTTAAAGGACTGCTCCATAACAATTAATTTATCGTGGTTTTCCTTTGTATCCTGCCTTACTGTGTTAATCTCATTCTCAATACGGCTTAACGTATTTTTAATATTATCCAGTGCTAGCATAATACCCGTCTGCTGGGCTGTTTCTTCTTTTACTTTCTGCTCGTCTTTTTCCCTGTTGGTTTGCTCTGCTCGGTTCTGATTTTTTTTGATGTTGTATGTATTGCCTACCATCATAAATAGAGAAACCAGCAGGGCTGCTATAGCTATATAATTTGCTGGTGTCATACTCGCGCGTCCCTTTCCCGCTCTGCATCTTTTACTAAAGCGTGTATTTTCTGTCTTAAGTGGTAGCTGTCTGCGTGTTCTGCGTGCCCCGTCCAGCTTGTTACGCTCTTTTGTATTTGCTCTTTAGTTAAGCTGCCCCTGCGGTACTTCTTGACGCTTTTCTTTATCCGCTCTATGCTGTCTCGCCTTACTTTGCGGTGCGTCGGTCTGTGCTTGTACCCCACAAAGTCTATACCGTTCTTGCTGCATAGTATTGTTGTCTTAGGGTTAAGCTCTAGCTTTAGCTCTTTTGTAATATATTTCTCTATGTCAACTAGCCAGTGCTGTAGCTTTTTCTTATCTGGGCTTAATATTATAAAGTCGTCCATATAGCGTATATAATACTTTGCTCGCAGCTCATTTTTAACATACTGGTCTAGCTTGTTAAGATAAATGTTAGCGAAAAGCTGGCTTGTAAGGTTACCTACTGGTATCCCTACGCCGTCTGGCATTTCTCCGTTGTGGTCTATAATTCTTTCTATGAGTACTAAAGCCTTTTTGTCTTTAATAACCCTGCGTATTTCTTTCTTTAGTACCTCGTGGTTAATGCTTTTAAAATACTGGTGTATATCTGCCTTAATTGCATATATTGGCTCGCTATGGTACTTACTCCAATCGTAAAGCCATTTGTACAGCGTATCAGACGCAGCGTGCATACCCTTACCTTTTCGGCAGGCATAAGAGTTATATATAAAACGCTTGTTAAATATAGGCTCTAATACCGTAACTATAGCGTGCTGTATCACTCTGTCGTAGAATGGCAGTGCCATAATAAGCCGCTCTTTTGGTTCGTATACTTTAAAATAGCGGTACTCGTTAGGCTCATAGCTCAATAACTCTATGTCCCTGCGTGCCCGCTCTATGTTTTCCTCTTTATCTCTTGTAAATTGTAATACCTCTTTACGGTATCTTTTGCACTTTCTCGCTTTGTTATAGGCAATAAGTATATTGTCGTAACCGCTCATGGCTGCATGTAATGTCTGTTGGTTTCCCTGTCTATCTAGTGTGCTGCTAATCCTCTTCAAGTTAAAATGTTCCTGCCTTTCGCCGCAGCTACTAGCCAGTAGCTTTACTTTTTCTTTTTGCCCTTAAGGGCGGGTACGTCGGCTCTGACTATAGAATATTAAACACTTGCTAATATTCGTGTAATCCTTGCTAGTGTTCCGTAGATACGCTAAGCCTATAATGTTCTCACTAAGTCACACGCCCCACGCACGCCGATATTCGTGTTGACATTCCACGGGTAATTGTTGCAATTCACGGCACGCGCGCCCGCGTTAACGCCATTGTTCCAGTTGCCACCCGCCAGCAGTGCATAAGTTGGCTGTTGATAAGCCGCCGCCCCACGTATTTTATTTAAGACTTTCTATTACCCCGTGCATAATGCAGCCTATTTCTGTAAGCCGCTTGCAGCTTTCGCCGTAGTGCTGGGCGTTCATGCTGCTATACCCTAGGTCATTTGCTAGCCTTATTAACTCTTTTAACTCTTGCAGTTCTACGTCTGCGCTATAAACATGGCTCTTTGTTCCTGTTTTCTCCCACTTTATAACGCAGCGTAGCATATCCAGTATTACGCTTTTTGTCTGTGTCTGTAGCGTGAACTTTTCCCGCTTTGGGTATCTATCTAGCAGCGGGTATACATATAGCAAAAAGTCGTATATTCTCTGGTGTAGTATACTTGTCTTTTTCATATCCGCCATTTTTTTACCTCGTACGGCTGGGCTTTCGCCCGCCTAAGCAGTTTACAGACTGTCACACGCCCCACGCACGCCGATATTCGCGTAGACAATCCACGGGTAATCGTAGCAATCCACGGCACGCGCGCCCGCGTTAACGCCATCGTTCCAGTCGCCACCCGCCAGCAGTGCAGCTAATGAGTACGCGTAGTATTGGAATATGTTACCATGTTTGTCCCCTAACGGACTTGTTAAGTCCCAGCCCCAGCCTATACTTGCGTGGTAGGTTGGGTTAGTTGCCTGCTCTGCTCTGGTTATGAGTTCGTCCAGCCATTCCCACACGTTGCCTACTGCATCACGTACGCCGATAGCGCTAACTGCATTTGCTACATTTCCTGTAGTCGTTCTCGCTGTGTTGGTCGTTGCCGTCCATGCGTTCGTGTTGCTAGCGTCTAATCCCTGCGGACTTCCAAAAGCATAGGCGCAAAACTCGCTATAGTTTGGCATACGTTTGCCACTCTTTGCTAATCTTTCTGCGAATGTATACCAGTGCATACCCTCTGTACCCGTCATAGGCGTAGCGCCGTAATCCGACTTAAGCCCGTAAGCTCCGTCGTCACTGTTTAAATAAATGTCTACCCATGTGCCGCCCCCTAAATATACCATGCCCTCTGGCGTACATTTTGGGCGGTGTCCTAAAGTCCATACGCTACGTGGTACTATTCCGTCGTATACGTTGCTTTCCCAGCTGCTACCAAAAATAACGCCGCCGCTATTGGTCGGCTGGTTATTTGCATCTACTGTACGGCATTTGCCATAGTGGAAACCGCCTATTTTTCTGCTGTTCGTAAAGTTCCAGCCCTGCGGATACGTTGAGTTAAGAGAAATATAATATTTTTCGTCGTTGTCGTTGTTCTGCGTGTCGCAGATATAAACGTAGTAATCATTCCCTACGCTAAATGCTGTACCCGTATCTAAATTTGCTGCGGTTAATACCGTTGTTGCTGTTTCAAATACGCCAGAGCCAGCTATTGCTATTACGCAGTCGCTAAGTATTGTAAGCTGCTGCGCTCCGCTTGCATATAAATACTCTTTTGTCGGTGCTACAATGTCGCTAATTAATGCTGCCTTGGATACATTAAATAACGCTCTCCTATCTGTTTTTGTAATATCGTCTATCAATAATCTACTCATATTGTGCAAGTACCCCCTTTATAGCTGTTAAGTCGCTCTCTGTCATTCCCATAGCTGCTAGTACGTCATTTGTATTCATAATGCTAATACTTTCCGCTCCCTCTGGCACTGCTGCCGTAAGCGTTAGTGCTGTTGTGCTTGGTGTATCTGTGCTGTTGCTTAGCGTATGTGTTACTGCTGCCAGTGTTCCCGTTGCAGCTCCGCTAATAAATTTACTGCCTTTTAATGCCTCTGCACAATACATTACTTTCAAGCTCTTTCTGTCGTCTGATGCGCTTATAACCTTGCACTCTATGTAGCGTCTTTTTTCTAACGCTGCTAATGCTGCTGCCAGTCCTGCTGCCGCTAGCTCCCCAGTCTGTACCAATGCTAGGCAGTTGTAGTAGTCCTCTTTCGTTTTAAGTATCTTAGGGTATCCTTTCATTAGCTTTTAGCTCCTTTCGTCTATGATACTAAGTAAGTACCGCCGCAGTAGCACGCTCCTAGCCATGCCTCGGTAGTAATACTTGTACGTTCTATAAGTTCCTGCTGCAAATTTGTTACAGTACTCTGTAGGCTCTCAATCTCGTTTTGTATGTTTCCTGCTGTGCTTTCGTCCAGTATGTCTTTAATTGATGCTACCCACGCCTCAAAAGCTACCTTTTGCTCTGTTTCATAAGTTGATAAGCCAGCCTCAAAAGCTGCTAAGGCTGTAGTAGCTGCCTGCTGGTCTGCCGCTATTGTTCCTAAGTAGTTCTGATACTCTGTTATAATCTGCTGCTTATACAGTAAAAAGAAGTTATTAAACTGTGCTGTAAGTACGCTTGCGTCTATCTGGTCTACAGTTCCAGTTACTATGCCGCATACAGAGCTATTAAAGCGCTGGTCTGTTATGTTTGCAGTTAAAATGCTCGTAACGCCCTTTGCTACGTAAATGTCCGCTACTGCAAGGTCGTACACTTCTGTAGAGCGTGTTACCGCTGGTGCTGCTGGGCTTGCTGACGCAGTCCCTTTTAATATTCCTACATACATGTTTCTTGCGCTTAAGTCCCAGCGCACTATAATGCGGTCTATTCTCGGTAGGCTGCCGTCTGCCGTTTCTAGTGTTACGTCATAATTTGCAGGGTTTCTAAACGCGTACCCATTAACAAAAGCGTACCCAGCTTTAACCGTTACTGTCATTCCGCTGTTAACTACTGCTTGTAGCCCTGTAGATGGGCTTGGAAATATGCCGTTTCCTATGAACGTAGAAAAATACCACGCCCAGTCTTCGGCTTTGTAAACCCTATCTTTGCTTATAGAGTTAAACGGTAAACAATTTGCCATTGTTTTTACCTCACTTTCCTAATTTTTTCTACCAGCGTCGGTAGGCTTTCCCCAAAGGTCGCCTCTATTTGTTCTTTCCCTTTCTGGTATGTTTCTGTTACTTCCGTAATACGTGCATCTAGTTTTATGCCCCAGCTGCGCTCTAGGCACGTTATACGGTCGCCTAGGTTAAAATCTTCCTTAAATTTCAAGTTTGAATTTACATTAATTGTACTTACAAAGTTAATTGTTTCCCCGTACTCTTCCAGCTCTGTAGCGCCTCTTGTCGCTAGATATGTCTTGTACGTTTCCAGTGGTATAGTTACCTCTGTTTCGCCGCTGGTGTATGTTCTTGCTATGTCTGATGCGTCACAAAATACCTCTTCTAAATCCAGACCAGTAGCACTAATTCCGTCTACCACAACTACTGGCTGGCTGCCTGCCTCGTCTGTTGCTCCCTGTACATAGATAAAATTTTTGTAATTCTCTATGCTGTCCTCGTACTCCTGCTCGTTGACATTATCAAAGTCTCTGCTAAAAATGCAGGGCGTATTACCGTCGTTATTTGTAGCTGTTAGGTCTTTCCCTTTGTACAAATAAAAGCCGTATAATTTGTTGCGCTCGTCTACCAGTATGTCGTATCCCAGCTTTCCAGCCAGTGCCCTTGTTTTAACTTCTAACCCTAAGTCTACGTATGCGTCATTGGTGTAATCTACACTGCTGCCGCCTAGGTTGTCCTGCTCTATAGTAGTAAACTGCATAAATTTTCTTTTTGTGCTGGCATTGCTGCCGCAGTTATTAGCTACCAGTGTGTTAATAATACTCTGGTTTGTTGCCGTAGTTACCAGCTGTGTAGATACAATACGCTTGCTAAGCCAGTAGCCTAACATGCTGCCTTGTACTTCTATTTGCTCCTGTCCGTTCTCGTCTTTTGTAATATGCACGTATGTTATTTGTGCTGCCCTGCGCCATGTATTGCCGCTGCCGTCTGTTACTTCCTGCTTTTCGTCATGCTTTACTAATATATTGCCTTGTATCAGTAATGCGCTGTTATTGTTTGTGATTGGTGCTAATAGACTAAATGTACCTACTGCAAAGTATCTTAAACGCCACATAAGCGTAGCTAATTCGTCTACAGCTCCTAAAGGCTCTAGCGCCTTGTCGTATACTCTTAGCTCCATTTTCTACACTCCTAAATATTTCGCACTGTAGTATATAGATACCTCTACACTGTTTATTCCGTCTGCTGCGTCATACCTAAAGACGTTGTCGCCTATTGCCAGCTGCATAAAAGTACTATCTACGTCTATGTATCTAAAGTAATCACTTGTAACCCCGCTACGTGTTAATGTCGCGCCCTTGCTGCCGTACTCTGTGTTTATTTCTATAACGTCGCCCGTCTGCATTGTGGCATTGATTTTAATATACTTTTGAGTATCTACGTTTAAAAGTACTGGATTAACTACCGTTCCTAGCGCTGTAAATTTAATACGCATACCCGTTGATACGTCGCCAGCGTTATAGCAGTCCACTATTACGCTTTCCTCTCTATATCCAAAAATCATACTTTCCGTGTTATCCTCTTCTATCTCACACGGAAACTCCCACGCAGCTACCCAGCTTGCTATATCTTCCTTTGTTTCCGCCTCTTCTCTCCAAAACGGATTAAGGCAGCTCAAAGTAATATCAAACTCTAGTAGTACGTTTTTTCTGTAAAATTGCGGTGTACTGTCTACCCTGCAATCTATAATTCTCTTAAAATCTCCAAATATGTAAGTAAGCGTACCTTGCAGCTCTGGATTAAGTATTTTAAGAGCTTGGCGGCGCAAGCTGTATGCCTGCGCCTTGTCTCTTGTGTTAATCGCTCCTGTTATATCTATGTCTCTCGGTTCTATACGCTGCCCTATATATGTATCTCCATGCTGTCCCATACTGTTAGAGCTGTATATAGTGTTTTTTACGTCCGCTATCCCTGTTACGTCCTTGCTAACGTTGCAGTGATAGAGTTTATTAACGCCTAGCTCTAGGCTCTCGCCCCGCTCGTTAGTATAAATCAGTCTTTCATACTCCATCTATTACACCGTCCTTGCAATTAGTTTAAAGTTCTTGGCAGCCTCTTTCTGTTGTTTTGCGTAGTCTGTCTCATTAGCGTATATATACTGGTTAACCACAAGTCCGCCGCCTGCTGTAGTTCCGCCTGCGTTTCCTTTTGATTTACTAGAACTATTGCTATTTACATTTACTTTGCTCTCTACGTCAAATTCGCTAGGTATTGCGCCCTCTATGTCTTTTGTTACATTTTCCATTTCATTCATAAAGCCAATGCCTAAACCTTTTGCCAGCCAGTATCCGTCCTCTTGTGTTTTTTTCGACGGCGACGCTATGCCAAAAAAGCTCTTAATAGAACTTAAGACACTGTCAGTAAACCCGCCTATTTTGTCTATAATCCAGTCTTTTACACTGCTTATCCCGTTCCAGATACCCTTTACTAAGTCGCTGCCTATCGTCGCCATGCTGTTAGGTAGATTTTTGAAAGTGTCGGTTATGCCTGTTACTACATTGTTCATACCCTCTACGGCTTTTGTTTTCATATTTGTGCCCCACTCCGCTACCTTTGTTACTGCTCCTACTATATTGTTCCATATTTTCGTAGGCAGTTCTTTTACAATGTTCGTAACACTTGTAACCATGGTGTTAATAACTTCTTTGGCTTTGGTCTGCATGTTAGTACCCCATTCAGCTACCTTGGTTACCGCGCTTACAATGGCGTTCCATATCTTCGTAGGCAGTTCTTTTGCTACGGTTATAACATTCGTAACCATTGTGTTAATAACTTCCTTAGCCTTAGTCTGCATGTTAGTGCCCCATTCAGCTACCTTGGTTACCGCGCTTACAATGGCGTTCCATATCTTCATAGGCAGTTCTTTTGCTACGGTTATAATGTTTGTAACCATTGTGCTAATAACTTCCTTGCCTTTTGCCTGCATATCCTTGCCCCACTCTGCTATTTTTGTAATAGCGTTTGTTATGGCTGCTGGCACTTTGCTAGGTAATGTCTTAAGCTCGTCTACAATTTTTGTTACTACATTTCCCATAGCCTCTACTGCTTTCGGTATCCCAGTAATAAGCCCGTTAACAATAGCTGCTATAATCTCTGGCACTGCCTTAACTAATAACGGTATAGCTGTTATAAGTCCCCCTATCAGAGCTACCATAATCTCGCCGCTGCTCTCAATTATAAGAGGTATGCCCTCTACTAATCCGTTAATGATTGCTGTAATTATCTCTGGTAATTTTTCTATAATTACTGGTATAGCCTCAATAAGTCCCTCTGCTAGTCCAGTAATAAGTTGTACCGCTCCCTCGATAAGCATTGGTATATTATCTACTAAAGTCTCGACTATAAATAGCATGAGTTCTACTATTTGCGGTATTAATTCTGGTAGTGCCTCGGCTATTCCCTGCGCTAAACTTGTAACCAGCTGTACTGCACCCTCTACTATGGTCGGTAGCATGTCTATAAGTCCTTGTACTAAGCTGTTGATAATCTTTATTGCAGCGTCTATAATCGTCGGTAAATTCTCACTTAAGCCGTCTACTAGGCTCGTTATCATGTTTACGCCCATGTCTACGAACTCTGGTAGCTTTTCTGCTATGAGATTAACCACGCTGCTAAGTGTTTCCCCTATAACAGTAGACATAGCGCCCATGTCTCCGTTAGCATCTTGTATACCTTTGCTAAAATCTCCTAGTATACTAACGCCCTCGCCTGCCAGAGTATCCAAAAACGGTAGCGCTATTGACGCTGCCGCCGTTTTAAGTCCGCCCATTCCTGCTTTTAGCTGCTGTACTTTATCGTCAAAAGCTCCCAGCGCGTCTATAGTACCGCCGCTCATTACTGCGCCCATAGCTACTGCCTCGTCGCCGTAACTCTTAAACGTTTCGCTACCAGCCTCTATAACAGTTCTAAGGTCTTTGCTGCTCTTTCCTAACAAGTCCTGCGCTAGTGCGTCTCTTTCCGTCTCGTCTGTAATTCCTTTTAATGCGTCTATGGTTTCCCAGTATACTGTTTCACTGTCCCTAAAGCTGCCGTCACTATTCTTTAAAGTAACCCCCAGCTTTTCGTATCCCGCTGCCATTGTAGCGTTTCCGCCTGCTGCGTCTGCCATGGTCTGCTTTTGCTTTTCCATGGTTTTCGTTAATGTTTCCATGTCGCCATCTACAAAATTAAGCGCGTACTTATATTTCTGTAGGTTATCTGTAGATATGCCTGTATTAACCGACATAGTGCCTAAGTCGTCCGCCGTCGCTGCTGCATCTACGGTTAATTTTGTAAGCCCCGCTGCTGCGCCTACCGCTGCTACGCCCATAGCTGCTACGCCTTTTGCTATAGCCCCGCCTATACTTCCCATGACGCTACCCAGCTTTTCAAATTTCCCCGTAGCTGTTGTAGCCTGTTCTCCGCTGTCCTTAACCTCGTCGCCCATGCCGTCTGCTGCTTTTTCTGCTGCCGTTAGCTCTGTAGTTGTTTTCTTAAGTTCTGCGCCTGTATTAACTAGGGCTGTCTTTTGGTAGTTTAGATTAGTTTCCAGCTTTTTAGCTGCCTCGCTGTTTTCTCCTGTTTCTTTTCTACAGCTCTCTAATGCTTTCTGCGTCTCTTCTACCTTTTTCTTTTGTTCGTCGTATACCTTTTCTAGTGTGCTTTGCTTAGCTTTTAAAGTATCTACGCTAGCGCCGTTATTTTTGTATTCTGCTGTTACAAGTTTCATTTCAGAGTTAAGTACCTTAAGCTCGCTATTAATCTCCTTGCAGGCAGCTTTATACTGCGCCTCGCCATCAAAACTAAGTTTGGTTTTTATATTATTTGCTTGGTCTGCCATCTGCTAAAAACCCCCTAACGCTACGTCTATGTCGTCTGGCTCTTGTGTTGTCGATTGGCTGCTTTGTCTAAACTGCTGCGGGTTATACTCTTTATGGTACTTAAATAGCTTTGTAATCTGGTACGGCGTTTTGTGCCATGCCTCGCGCTCTGTAAATCTAAGCATTGTAACGGCTATATATAGCAGGCGCGCGGTGTCTAGCTTTCCTGCGCGCCCCCCGCGTTTCCCTCTTTGTCTGTATCCTCTTCGTTGTCCTCTTCGGTTTCTTCTCTCTCTTCTCCGCCGTTAGCACCTACCGCAAAAGCAGCAAATATAGCACGCTGTATTTCGTTCATGTTGCCAGTGTGTACCATTCTGCCTACTTGCTGCTCTGTTAGTTCTGCCTCTCCCTCGTCTAATCCCTCATTGATAAGCATTGTAAGTAACCACTTAAGGTCTTTTATCATGGTAGGGCTGCTGCTATCAAAAACTACGTCCAGCTTGTCGTATCCGCCGAATTTGTCTTGAATTGCGTCAAGGGCATTAAGGCTAAATAGTAAGTGGTAGTCTTTTCCGTTTAAATTTACTGGGTATCTCCCGTCTTTAATTGCACTCATGTTAAAAATTAAGAGGCGTAGCCGTTAAGCTACGCCTCTATTCTCCTTTCCTCATTCTTAAGCTGCTGGTGTATAAGTTTTAACTGCTGTATACCATGCCTGCGCTGTTGCGCTTGTTTCAAGTCCTACAAAGTCTGCTTTCCACTTTCCAGTACCTAAAGTCTTATAGAAAGTTCCCTCTATTTCTGGTGTCTGGAAATTGATACTTTCGCCCTTTGTCTGATACTTTTCTGCTGGGTTCTTAAACTGTACTTTTTGCAGCCATACATAGCGGTATTTTCCGCCAGTCTTTCTCGCTCTAAATCCAATAGCTACAAAAGGTGGCTCGTCGTCTGCGCCAGCCCAAACTACTTGGTTTGTGTCTACCGTCTGCCCTAATACTGCTGCCAGTACTGTAGGCTCTAAGTCTTTTACTCCCAGCTTAATAGTTCCTTTTGTAAATTGCTTTACACTCTCACTTACTGCGTCGTCTGCATAAAGCGTGCCCTCTGCTGTTGTCACTGATAAATCGCAGCTAATAACCTCTGCCATTTTAACTGGCGTTCCGTATGTTTCTACGCCGTCTGTAATCGTAATCAGAGCGTAGTATAAATCTCTTAATCCTAAAGTCATGCTTTTCACTCCTTTAATAGTTGTATTGTTATAGGCACTACCCAGTACCCCGTATCAGTTTCGTAGCTTTCGCCATCTGTGCTGTTGATGTAATAGCCTGCGGCTTTTAGCTTTTCTAATATCTTTTGTAACGTTTCCTCGTAATCTCCTTTGCACATAAGCGTTACTCGGTATGTTTCTTTTTGTTCCTGTGCTGTATCGTCTGCGCTAACTGCCGTAGTACCTAACACTCTCTGGTAGGTGCAGTAGCGCTTAGGCTTTGTCTTGCCTGTGTATATATAGCGTTCTGCTGGTAGCCCAGCACTTGTTATAACTTCCTGTAGTGTCGCCATGCCTGCCCCTTTCTACCAAAGTCCGTACTCTTTGCCTGTAGCCTGCCATATCTCATAGGCTGCACTGTATGCTTTTTCGTGTACTTTTTCGTTTGCCGTTGTTAACCACGGCTGCGCTGGTATGCTGCTAGTTCCGTTTTCAAAAATAAAACCGATAGTAGCATATCTAACTTTTTGACCGCCAGACTTACCGCCCAGCTTTTTACCTTTTCTTTTAGCTCCTGTTCCGTAGTCGCTCGTGTGCGGCGCTCTTCCCTCTGGTACTATTTCAACGCAATAAGCTGTATCCTCTAGCTTTATTTCTCCTGCTTTAATGCTGTTCATAAAGCCGCCGCTATCCTTAAGCCCTAGCGCTGCTATCTGGTCTTTTTGTGCCTGCGTGTATATTTCTGCCTCTGTTTTTAGCATCTTCTTTACTGTCTCTGTGGCAGCCTCTTCTTGCCTCATAAAGGCACTGGCTAGCTCTTCTAGCCCCTCTGTGTTAAACTCTCCCATAGCTATACCCCGCTTTCTTCGGTCGTTTCTTCCTCTTCGGTAGCTTTCTCCCTTAAATCGCTTAGTGTTAGTTCTATGGTGTCGTCGTCTATTTCGTATGTCTTTAAAATGCTATAACGTTTTCCCTCTAACTCTGCCAGTACCTCGCCGTTATAGTCTACTGTATGTACTTCACACTTAAAACTAACGGTTATGCCTGCCTGCTGGCTCTTAAAGTATTCGTTATAACCTACAGACTTTTTATTACAGAATACAGTAACCGTAGCCTCGCTTTTGGCATTAGGGATACCGTTATTATTAACCCGCTCGGTTGGTTCTGTTTCTGTTATTAGTGTTATCTCATGCGCCCACTCTGCCATATTAAATAGTCCCCGTGGTGTCCGTTTCGGACACTGTGTTATATTCGCTGTCAAGGCTTAGCGACATTTTTTGCAAGTCGTACGACTGCCTGTATTGTTCTGCTTTTCCATTAAAATTAAAATCGGCTCTACAAAACAACTTTATAGCCCTAATTATAAGCGCGTCTGCCTCTTCAATCTTTATAACTCCTGCTGCCTTTAAATCCAGCTTACACGCCTCTATACTGTCGCTAATATCCGTGGTTATTTTTTCGCTTGTGCTGCTGATGCGCAGCGCGTCTCTTATTTTTGTAACTAATTCTTCACTAACTGCCATAGCCCACACCTTTCATTAAAACAAGCGGGCTATATTTCTATAACCCGCTTGCAATCATTTTACTAGCATAAGCCCTTTAAGCTGCGCTGCTCTTGCTGCATCTGCTGTAAAAGTTTCTCCTATTTCTACAATTCGATTAAATCTTAAATCGTTGTAGGTTTGAATTACTGTTACGCTTACCTCGCCGCCCGTAGCTGCTTTATTCTCCGCCGTTTCTTTCTGTTCTGCTGCCGCTGCTGCGTTATCAGTTGTTTCCTGCTTAACTTCTGGCTCTGGTGTCACGGCTGCATTTTCAACGGTTTCTTTTGTTACTACTGTTTTTGGTGCTGCTGTCTTTGTTGCTGCTGCCTTTTTAGCTGCCATTTCTTATGCCCCCTTTGTTAATTACACGCTAGCAACTTTTTTAAGAGTTACTAAGCTGTTCTTATCTACTACTTTACCGTCGGCTAGCATGATGCCTTTCGTTACCATGTCGTCTGTGTCGTTGTCCTCGTATTTCTTAACACCCATAGCGTAGTTAGTGTTAAGTACGTAGTCTTTGAAGTTGAAAAGGAAACCGAAAACGGTATCTACAGCCGCAGCACTAAAGCTCGTTACATAGTCGCATACGTTTACTGGTCTGCCTAATAATGTGTACTCTGGCTTTCCTGCAATTCCATAGTTAACGCGTCCTATCGGCTGTCCGTTGGTATCTGTTAAGCCGTAGTACTGCATAAACGACTTTTTAGACATGCACCACTCTGCGCCTTTTTCGTAGGCTACTGGCAGTGCTGCCTCTGCGTTAATAAGGTCTACATATGCTGGCTTTGCTGTACTTACTACTTGCCCGTCCGCTGGTGTCTCTGCGATAATTCCTTTAGGTTGTCCTACGCCAGTACCGCTAATAATAGCCTGCTCTAATGCTTTTGTCATAGCCTCTACGATATTGTTAATTAAGAGGCTTTCAAAAGCACTTATAGCCATTGTGTCTACTTCTAAAGATACAGCTACAGCACAACGTAACTTATGATATGCAAAAGTAATCATGCCATCTTTAGTTATTGTGTTTTTCTGCTTGTCACTGGTAGCACCCTCGTTAACCCATGTAGCAGTAGGTTTTACTGTGGATACTGGAATAGCTAAGCCGCCCTTATAAGCTGTTCTTGTAACCTTTGCCAAAATCATTCCAGTGCTTTCTAACTTCTGTACAATCTGGTTAAGCACTGTAGTAGGAATTGTAGCGCCTACGTCTGTTGTAGTTCCGATAGCGTCCGCGCGGTATTCTGCTGGTATTTTAGTCCCTCTGCATACATACTGCATAAATGCTTTTCTGTATGCCATTGTGCCTAGTGGTTCTGCTGCGTCCCCCGCTGCGTCGCTACCGTCTGCACCTTTAAAACTTCTAAGTACTGTAGGCTGCACTGGGTTTCCGTTATCGTCTGCTACTGCTCCGCCTGCTGCGATTGTTGCTAATAATGCTGTACGCTTTTCTGCGCTTGCATCTAGCCTGTTTCTTTCTTCCTGTAGCTCGCCTACTTCTTTCTCTAATGCGGTAAGCTCCGCCTCTTTCATGTCTGCCCCTCTGGTGTCTAATTCTGTTTTGATTGCGGCTAATCTAGCCTCGATTTCTTTACGTCTGTTCATACGTTGTAATCTCCTTTGCTTTTCAAATTATTATTTTTATAATGCTGCTCTAATCTTTAGTAATGTAGCACGCCTTTCTAACAACTCCTGCCGTTCCGCGTCGTAACTCCTACTTGCGTAGCTGCGTGCCGATATGTCAGTATCGTTATTAGCTGGTATGCTAACTGCTGATACGTCATATACTTTCTTGATTTTTAAAATTGTTCTCGTGTGCGTGTCTCTGTCGTAGCTATCCTCTGCTACTGTAAAAGCCCATGACATTTTAGTAATCATTCCTGCGGCTATATCTTGGTATAGCCCTTTTGCTAGGTCTGTTTTTCCTAGGTCTGCTGCTACCAGTAACCCTCTATGGTCTGGTATCAGTATTAGCGTTTTATTTGACTGTCTGGCAAACACCCTGCCCTCATGGTCGTACTGCATTATAACGTCTTTCATGTCTGCGCCGTCTAATGCGTGGCTGTCTATTCTTTCGTAATACTTTGTGCCGTCGTCAAATTCCCATAATACGTAAGGCTTGTCAAATGTTGTAGCGTATCCCTCTACGTAGTACTCCGTGTCTATACGCTTAGCTGCATCTACTGCCGACAACGGCGCTGCTAATGTTCTATACTCTCTGTCTTTACAAAGTGGCAAGTTTTACACCCTCTTTCTATTCCTGCTGCCCCTCTATTGGTTCTGCTTGGTCTGTTTGGTTTGTTCCCTCTGGTTTCGGTGGTTCTATTGGCTGCTGTATAACTGCTGGTGGCTCTCCGTCTTTATCCAGCTGGCTAACCTCTGTATACTCTTTTCTTATGTAGTACTTTTCTCCACCGTCAACGTGTGCCATGTTCCATATATCCATTACGCCATTACGATTAAGTAGCCCTCTATCGAATAGCTGTGTTGACACTTGCAGCTTAGTATTATTGCTGGCATATTGCAGCCTGTTTGCACTAAACGTAATCATATTACCGCAGGCTAGCTCTCTCGTTGTGTATGTCATATTAGACATTACTAACGATAGTTGCAACGCGAACGGCTCTATTTTTCCCTCGTAGTAGGCGTTCCACGTATCCTCATTAAACTTGTTTTGTAATATATCCATGTTCGTACCAAAATGAGTACATACATTCTCGTTAATTTGCTGCATCTGTAGTGCGTTTGGTGTATACGGCTTACTTTCTACTTGCTTAAGGTCGCTAAATTTGTTGTCGTAAATAATCATGCCGCTTTTGTTGTCCGCGCTTAAGTTGTCCTCTGTAAATCTCTCGCGCTCTTTCTTAATATCTTCTGGTTTTAGCATGTTCGCAACTTTAGCCATAAAGCGTATGCTTGCAGAGTTCTTAACCGCATTAATAATGCCCTCGTTATTTGTATGTATTAGCTGCATGGTCGGTAAAAGCGTCTTGTTATCTTCTCCGAAAAGGTCGTTTTGATATTGACACTTTGTAAGAATACCTACCCGCTCAAATTCAATAGCTGCCTTTTCTCCGTTTGCAAATGTATAACGTAAATATACTTGCCCTTGGAACTCTATAACCTCGCATAGCTGCGGTAGTAGTGGATACCAGCCAGCTAACCCGCCGTACATATCCTCTATCGGAATAATAAAGGCTGTGTTATCACATTCTAGTATAGTCGCTATCCTTGCTATGAACTTGGTAGTATCCATAAATGAATTGGGCTTAAACTGTAATATTCTTTCTAGCTGTTTATACGCATTTCCTGTAATTTCTGGTTTAAGTTTACTGCAATGCGTTGCAAAGCTATTAATAGCCGTACGTGTCAAGTCCATTTCGTATATACCGCCGTTGTACGTAGTAAATACTGGGCTATATCCATTAAGCATTTTAAAATATTCGCCCATAATTTTTCTGTCTTTTGTCTTAAACAAATAATCTACAAGTCCCGTGCTGTTCACTCCCTTTCTATGCTGCATTTTTCAGCAGTTCGCCTATCTCTGTAAAATATTTTTGTCTTACTGTCATAGCATCTATAACAGATACAAAACCGTCGATATGTGACCGCTGTTCTATCTTAATAGGTCTAAATTTTCTGGTTTCCATATTGTGCTTAAGAGCTACATTAAGGAAATGTGCTTTAAGCAAATTATTACTTGCAATTTTAAAGTTGCCATCTTTAATAATACCCTCGAACTCTCTTATAACTGGCGTTAGGTTCTCGCCTTGCCATACGTCGTCCATGTGGAAACCGTAACCTTTTAAGTCGTCTACTAGGTACTGTGCACTGTACCTATCGTAGCCTATCTCCAAAGTACGTATGCTGTATTCATTTAGCAGCATGACATACCAGTTAAATACGTCGTGATAGTCTACGTAATTTTCCCCGCTTAGTGTGAGGTTCTTTTTCTTTACAAAAATGTCATAAGGTACGCCGTCTGTAGCTTGTAGTGTCTCTAACCTATTTCTAGGCATAAAGAATTGAGTAAACGCATACAATACGCCCTCGCGCTCTATTATCACGCTTGCAGCTGTTAAGTCAGTTGTCTGGCTTAAGTCTATACCACCTACCGCGTAGCAGTCTCTAAAATCCTCTAGTGTAAGGTTAACTGCTGCTGCATCTACTGTGCCATATTCCAGCCATGCTATAGAGCTGTTTTGCTTAATGTTACAGTACTTAGTTAAAAACTCTGCTTTCTTGCTTAAGCTGCCCTCTGCTACTGCTATCTCATCTATAAAGAAACCCTCTTTTACAGATACGCCCATGTTAGGGTTAGCTTTCTTTAGTTCTTCTATATCGTTCCACTTCTCTACGTCGTCTATCATGTAGAGAAATGGCAAAAGCCTACGCTCCTTGCTATTTCCTTTCAAGAAACTTGTAGCACGTTTCATAAGCTCGTCGTATATACTGTCGTTAATGTAACCAGCTGTAGAAATACTTAAAATCATAGGCTGCTTACGCGCTCCTAGTGCGGATTTCATAACCTCGTATTGTTTTAGCCCGCCGTCTCCGCTCCATGCTGCCATTTCGTCGCATACTACTAGCTGCGGGTTAAATCCGTCTGACTTTTTAGCATTAAAAGCTATAGGCTTAATAACGCTATTTGTATCTGCTATGTAAATATCACTACGCCTTTTCTTTGCCAGCTCTAGTAGCTCGTCCTCTGCCTGTACCATCTGGTAAAATCCGTCGTATACTAATGCTGCTTGGTCTAGTTTTGGTGCTAGGCAATATATTTCTTGCCCGTACTCTGGCTCTAAATATGCCATATATGCAATTATCGCAGATGCAAATAATGACTTACCGTTTTTACGTCCAATTACTATAAAAATTTCTCTAAAAACCCTAATTTTTTCTGCATCTACTATGCCAAACATGGTACAAATTATAGATTTTTGCCATAATTCCAGCTTAATAAGGTCGTTGCGTCCTTTGCTGTGGTGGCAAAAACTTTCTATGAATTTTATAGCTTTATTTGCCTTTTTAGCGTTGTAAAAAAACTCCTGTTTTTCTAGCCCGTCTATAATGATTTTATATATATCAAGTATCCACTTTCCTACGATAATCTCGCCGCTAGTTATCTTAGCGTAGTACTCGTAAATATAGTTGCAATATGGTGCTATAATCTAGTCCTCGTCGCGCAGAGCTGCCAGCTTGCCGCCTTTTCTTTTTACTGCTGGTACTAAATCGGTTAGCTGCTTAATAATTGCCGTATAATTCTTGGTTAGGGCTATATATACGTCTGCCTCTGGGCTTTTCTTTGTCCCCCATTGGTTGTCGCCGTTTTGGTATTCTGATGTAAAGCCCTCTACCTCTATATGTGCTTGCAGCTCGTCTAGCTCTATTGACATGAAAGCAGCCTTTTCTATGAGCGGCGTTACTAGCTTTTTCTTGTTTTCGTCCAGCTCTTTAAAGATGCCTTTAAGTCTGGTCTTTTCACTCTTAATTCTATCTTCTTTTGTCTTTTCTTTCTTAGTTGCCATAAGTTCAACCCCCCTTTGTGCATCTTGTACACCCCCACACCCCCTACACCACGTATGCGCAACCTTGCAGGGTAATTTTGTCCTATTCCCCTCGGTTACCGTCCCTTTAAAAATTATTTTTTGATAGGGGGGACTATAGGCTTTGTGCAAATTGCTAACACTCTATTACGTTCCCGTCTGCATCAAACTTATAACGCCCGTGTCTCTTTGCCTTATGATGTTCTTTGTTGTGGCAGTCTTGGCATAGAGCCTCTAAGTTATCCCAGCATAGCGTTAGCTCTGGTCTGTTTATATTGTGTCTGCTTAGCCATGTCTTATGGTGTACCATTGTTGCTGGCTCTTCGCAGCGCTCGCATACATACTGCTGTGATATTAAATAAGCCTCTCTTGTATCTCTCCATGCTGTAGAGTTATAGAAGTCCTTAGCCCATTCTTTCATAGTCTCCCTCTCTTTCTCTCTTGTCCCCAGCGCCCTAGGTTTCATGCGCTGGGTGGAGGCTTAAGAATGTCCGTAAATAAAAGAGCGGCTAGCCTGCTGCATTACTGCTGCCTGCTGTCCGCTCTTATTCACTCTATCATTATATCGCTTACACATTACCACGTAAACCCCACGTTATTACCATTGTTTTACCTAGGTACTGCCAGTACTTGTATAGTATCCCTTGGCAGTATTACTACCCTCTTGCCTATCTGTTCTGTTAGTCTGTCTTGTATACGCTGTGTATCCTCTGTGCGGTACAAGTAGCTTAGCTGTATTAGCAGTACGTCTGTATCTTCTGTTATCCCCTCTAATCTCTTAAGCTCTTCTTGCCTGCCGTCGTCATGTTCTAATAATATTCTCATGCGCTCTTACCTCTATCGTCCTCTATTCCCCATAGCAATACTGATAGCTCATTTATTATAGCTGTTACCCAGCGCCTCGGTGTGTTCTTCCCTGTGTCTAATTCCTCTGCTATTAACTGGTAGTCTACTCCTTGCATGAAATACATTTCAAAGGCTTTATATTCCAGCTCTCTACCCTCTGCTTTGCGCCTGCGCTCTACTTCCTCTATTGCTTTGTCTATATGGTCTAGCATAAGCATTGTTTTAAAGCGTGTGCGCCTTATGCTGCGTAGGTACATTGCTTGCTGTTCCTCTGTCATTTCTTTTAGCTCTAGCTGTGTCCCCTCGCTTATGGCGTTCTCTTTATGAAAAACAGCATCACGGTAGCATTTCATAAGGCTAAATGTGTCATGGTATTTATCGCGCTTTTTCTCTTTAGTCTCTTGCTTTTTGTATTCTGCTACGCCTGCCTTTGCCGCGTCTTGTAGCAGCTGCCTTAGCTCTTCGTCTGTTAATTTCATGCTTGTAAATACCTCTCTTTCTACTCCCTCTAGTTAAAGGGTAACTCTTCGTCGATACCGTCTGGTATCTGCATAAATCCGTCGTTACTACTACTGGCTGGTGGCTCTTGCCCTGCTGCCTGCTGCCTGTTCTCTGCCTCTGTTTTGCTCTCTCCAAATCCTACGCTATTTGCCAGCACTTCCGTGTAGTATATTTTTACTCCGTCTCTGTTTGTATAGTTCCCTGTTTTAATTTTCCCTGTTACCTCTGCTTTGTTGCCTTTGCTTAACCACTTTTCTACCCATTCTGCCGTACGTCCTAAGCACCTTACGCTAATAAAGTCTGTTTCTTTGTAGTCGTCTACAGCTAGTGTAAATCTGCTAATAGCTACGCTGTTATCTTGTCCGCCGTAGCGTGTGTCTGGGTTCTTTGTAAGTCTGCCGCTCAATGATACGTTATTCATACTTTGCCGCCTCGCTTTCTGGTACTATATCAGCTTGTATTAACCCCTCGTCTTTACATAGCTTTATATATTCTTGCTGTATTTCACTAAAAATCTTGTCCCATTCCTTGTCGTGCTGTTCTTCCTCGGTTAGTTCTTCTGGTTTCCTGTCTCTGTCTTTTTCTCTAGCTACATGTGCTGCCTCATGCGCTATTATTTCTAACACTGCTATATACGGTATGTCGCAGTTAATAAAAATAGCTGCCTCTCCGTCCTCGTCGTAATTTGTGTATCCTGCGTTTCCTGCTGCCAGTTCTGGCGGTATATACGTTAAGTCGCACTCTATATGCGTTACGTTTTCCACTGCTTGTAAAACAAGCTCTATAGGGTTATTGATAATATGTATCATGTCTTAATATCCTCTCTTTCCTGCTGCTTATTTGTTCTTTTTGTCGTGTGTCCCTATAAATGCTATTGTAATACAAATAATAGCCGTAATAGCTATTGCTGTAATATTAATACTCATGCTTTTATATCCTCTCTTTCTTCCCTTAGTCCCTTTGTAATACTCTTAAGTGCCTCTGCGTGGCTTTCTACTGCTGCCGCGCACATTTCTACGAATAATGCCAGCGCTGGCTTAATGTTCTTTGCAAATTGCTGCAATGCTGCCGCTGCCTGTTCTGGTGTTAGTCCGTAAGCCTTGTATACCTCGCTAGAGGCAGCGCTTAGCTGCCTTTTGCTTGGTGGATTGTATCCGTATTTCTTCTTGTAGTTCTTTTTCCGCTGCCTATACTTCACTTTGTGCCGCCTCGCTTTCCTCTTCCAAGAGATAATTTATAAGCCTTGCGTTTTCTACCTTTAAGCGCAGTTCTTTTAATTCAATGAATTTTTCTATAAGCTGCTCTTTGCTTAAATTTTCGATACAATTTTTCGTTAGTTGAATGTCAAATTCTAATTCTTTCGCTATTGAGCATATACCGCTTTTTAGCCTTTCTACGGCTTTATCGTTTTTCAATTTCTTGTAGCCTCGCTTTCTGGTAGGTATTGAGGGTAGTCGTTTATATTCATTTGTCCTCTTATTTCGTCGTCGTTTCTTGTGCCCCCCCCTGTTGTTCGGTGTCCGTTTCGGACACCTTTAGCGTCTCTATGCCTAATATGCAGTAATCCTCTTGTAGTCCTGTGTACTCTTCCAGCATGTATGTTATTACTGCCTCTATTGTCCTGCCTGTAAATTTTCCGTTGTTAAATTCTAGCATCTTAAGCCCGTCTCCCACTTTGTAGCCTCTATCATTCTTTCTTAGCTCAAAAGTCTTTTTACGGCTTGCTACGTCCTCGTAGAATGATGTAGCTATTTTAATCTCGTGTACTTTTTCTGCTGCTGCCTCGCTTGGTAAGTGTTCCAGCCGTTTTGTGTCTGCCTGCTCTCTTAACTTTCTTGCTGTCTCTCTGTCTATTGCGTCCTGCTCTTCGTTATAACGTTGCTCGTCTGTCTTTTCTGCATCTGCTTTGCTAACGTACTCGTCGCACTTCTCACAAGTCCCAGTTTTCACGTTGCATGTAACGTAATTTAAGCAGTGATAGCATAAACTCGTTATGCTCTCTGGGTGCGGTGTTTTGTAATCGTCCCCAGCTTTCCGCTCTGCTACTTTTGCTGCTATCTCTTTTGCTCTAACGTCCTCGCCTGCTGCCGCAGCTGCCGCTATTGCTTTCTGGTCGTCCTCTGGCAGCTTAGATGCCTCGTAAGCAGCTGTTATACCTATATTGCCTTTTTTAAATTCTTCCTTTGCCTCGTCCGTAAGATTATTATTAATGCTTTCCATTCTGGCTACATTAGTGCTGCTCTCTCCCATAATCTCTGCTATTACGTCCCGCAGCTTTCCTTGTATCTCTAGCCCGTCCTCTTGCTGTGCTCTAATAAGTGCTGCCTTAAGGCGCTTAGCTTGCTCTGTTTTTTCGTAAGGTGTAAGCTCTCTGTTATACGCGTTTCCTACCAGTAAGCTAAGCTCAAAGGTCGCCTCTGTCATGTCTCTGTATAAATATCTAACACTCTTATACTCTTCGCGTCCTCTTTCAATGTTTAAAATATTAGCTAAGTTACGTCTGTGCCCGCTTATTATCTTAAATTCTCCGTTTACGCGTCCTAGTACTGTAGGCTGCTGCTGCCCTACGGTTAAAAAGCTGTCTGCTAGCTCTTCTATGTTGTTCTGGCTATAAAAGTTGCTTTCGCTTGGTTTTACGTCGTAAGGGCTTAAAAATATCTCTGTGTATTTGTCTATCGTTCCTGCTGCCTCTGCTTTGCTTTGTACATTTACAATATCCATAAAGCTAAATTTGCCTGCTGCCATCTTACTTGCCCCCTTTCATGCCTAAGTAGCTGGTTACAAATTTCTTGTAGTCCTGTGCCGCTCCGCATCTACAGCTATACTCGTATGCTGGCTTATTAAAAAAGGTGCTCTCTACTGCTTTGTCTGTGTATCTTATCTTTCCCAATACTTGTATTTGGTTCTTTTTCTCTAGCCATTCCATGCCAGCTATATTAGCGTCATTATTGCGGTACATGGTAACTAGGCAGCCTAATAACTTTATATCTGGGTTAATTGCCTTAGCCTCTTCTATCTGCTCTGTAATAATCTCTAACCCCTCTAACGCCCACTCGTCTATTTTTACTGGTACTATAACCTCGTCTGTAATCTTAAGTGCAGCTATTACGTTGTACGCTATGTCTGGTGGATTATCAATAATCATATAATCGTAAAACTGTGCTATCGACTGGCTGCCCTCTACGTTTCCTGCTGGCGCATTTATCATTTTTTCGTATCCGCCTATCTGGTCGCCGTTACTTTTTCCCAGTTCCCATACAGTGCCCATAAGTGACATATTACTAGGTATTACGTCTACTCCGTATCTGCAATCCTTTATTAACTGCGTTGTATGCGTATACTCTCCTCTTAACGCCTTAGCTGCGTTGCACTCTCCTGTTCCCTCATAGCAGCTAAACGCCTTGCTTACATTTCCCTGCTTGTCGTTATCGAGTACTAACACTTTATAACCTCTCTTGCCTAACTCGTATGCCATATTGTAGCTGGTGTAGGTCTTTCCTACTCCGCCCTTAAGATTAATTATGCTTATTACTTTCATTCTTAACGCCTCTCTTTCGCTCCGTTGAGCCTAGCTTATTTTTTGGTTACTGTATGCCTATAATGTTTGTTTCTCCTACGCAAGCTAAATAGCTTAGTGCCTTTCTTACTCTTGCTGCGTCCGTATGTTGGTCTACAAGTACCGTATGTGGTATGTCCCTGCGCCCGTCCATGCGCTTTTCTAAATCCTGCAAAATGATTAGCTTAACCTTGTTTTGTATCCTCATGTCTTTTATTTCTCTTTGCAGTAGGTCTATGTACTGTCTGTCTGCTACTATCGGTATACCTAGCTCTGCTGCCAGCTCAATAACTGCCGTTGTTTTTCCTGTCTTTCTTTCCAGCGCGTATATAATGCTGTCTGCGCCTCGTGCCCCGTCTAAGTTAAGCTCTCTAAAATCATTCTTAAGCAACTCGTATAGCTCATGCTCTGTCTTTCTTATCCCTCTGCCTCTTATCCTGCTTATCTCGTCTAGCGCCGCCTTGCCCTCTTCCGTTATGTACTGTTTGTTTTTTGTTAACACTCTTAACGCCTCGCTTTCTCTTAGTGTCTATACCATTCTGGCTTTTCTCTGCTACATTCTGTTTTTGTAACTGTCTTTTGTTCTAAGCACTTTTCGCAAAAATAAGTATCGTGTCTATTCCAGTCTGTATTGTATCCTCTGCTTTCTTGGCTATATGCCGTGTTTATATGTACCCACTTATGCTCGTGTTGTACTGCGCTGCCTGTTGTCGGTGCTCCCATTCTTAAAACCTCGCTTTCTCTTTACTCTGTTGCTGGCTGGAATACTTCGCGGTGTATGTATCCTGCTGCCGTTTCCGCTGCCTCTTTCAAAGTTCCCAGTCCTAAGTAATTTATTAGCTGCTCTGCTGCCTCTTCCCAGCCATAGCATACAATAGCTAAGTAACCCTGCTTATTAAGCTCTGCTATCCATTCTTTCTGCTTTTCCGTTGTTTTGTTCTTCCCTACCTTAAGCTCAATGTATAGCCCATGGTATCCGCCTCTTGCTACTGGTAAGTGTAAGTCTGGTACTCCTGCTTTTACTCCTTGCCTGTATAGCTTTACTGCTGTGCCTTTGTCTCGCTTTCCGCCGTTTGGTATGTGATACAGTAGCTTAAGCTCTGGGTATCTTCCTAGCTGGTACTGTATCCGCTCGAAAAGCATTTCTTGTGCCTCGTCCTCGTTTCCTGTTAATAATCTCTGCCTCATTGTTTGCCTTTTTCCCTTTCTGTGCCTTTCGCACGCATGTCTAGTGTCTCTCTTTCTCTTGGTTCTTTCCTGCGTTCCTTATTGCCATTATAGCTGCCTCTATTGCTGCTATAACCACCAGCGCGATAATAACCAGCCCTACTGTAATTATTGCTCCCATGTCTCGCCCCCTCTCATTCCAGCGCTACCATTGTGTATCTAAACCAGCCGTAACCGTAATACTCTGGGCTAGCCACTCCCTTAGCCACTGTCTCTGCATCTATGTAATAGCCTTTTTCGGCTTTTGGCTCGCATCTATACCAGCTGCGCTGCGTTACAATCTCATACTCTGGCTCTGGTCTTATTAAGTTCTTGCTACAATTCCAGCGCTTGCCTTGTAGTGCCTCGTCTGTTCCTACTGTCTTATCTGTATATTTAATAAAATACGCTGCTAGGTCTTTATACTGCCCTGTATCGTCCAGAGGGAATACCTTAACTCTGTTGTGTCCCTCATACGCTTTGTACCATGCCTGCTGTAATATCTTTGTATCTATCTGGTTAATGACTAAGTGATGATGCCTAGCCCCTTTTTCTCCAATCTCCATTACGTGGATATACTTAAGTACTTTCCCTACTTCCTTGTATCCCTTTCGTAACTCTCTTAAAAATATTGCTATGTCCTGCTGCATCTGCTCTTTTGTTCTTGGTGTTTCTCCCTTGCGTCTTATGTAGTCTAATACTACGTGGTAATCTCCATAACCATAGTTGCCATTCATTAGCAGCCTTAACTTTCTTTCTGCTGCTCTGGTGTTTACTTTCTTCTGTTCCTCTTTTGTTGGCTTTACTTTTTCTTTTCTCTTAGTACCCCTCTTGTTATACCTACTGGTGTAATAGTACTCTACCTCTTTCGTTTTTCCTGCTGTGGTAGTCCTCTTAACATATGGCATTTATCTTAACCCCTTTGCTATGTCTCTGTCGGTTGGTTAATACTTTTATCAAGTGTTTAATGCGGGTTTGCCCCGCTATTTTCTTGACTTCTCGCCATACATGCTATATACTAAATATAGGATTTTTTAGTAGCTGTATAGCTTAGCGCTCGTGGTATTTCAGTACCACGGGCGCTTTTTCTTTCTCTCGCAAAGTGTTATAAACTTACTGCTGGCTTTCTAAGGTTTGCTATTCTGGATAAAATACCCTTGTCCCTCTTTTTCTCTTTTGCTTTCTTCTTTTCTGCTGCCTGCACTGCTGTAGGTACTTTCCCTGTAGCCTCTTGGTATCCTCTCCACATCATACGAAACAATTTAATGCTTTTTCCGTTCTTTCCGTAGTGGCTTAATTTGTTAGCCTTTGCTCTAATTACTGCTCTCTGGTATTTTCTCATGTTATACCGCCTCTCTTTACTCTGTATTTGTTAAACTTGGCACTTGTCCTTATCCTGCCTGCGCTGCTCTGCTCTTTCTATTAGTGCCTTACGTGCTGCTCTGGCTGCTGCCTCTTCTTTTGTTATTCCATGCCTGCGCCTAATGTCTGCGTGTTCTGCCGCTGTAAGCGCTACTCTGCTGTCGTATATATCTATCAAGTGGACTTGTCCGCATTTTTGACACGTATAGTTTACGTCGTCCCTTAATACCGCATCTATTGGGCTGTTGCAATGCAGGCACTTAAGATAGCGGCTACTTCTCCTGCCGCATAACCTTTTTACCGCCATTGTTAAGCCCCTCTCTTTGTTCGTATGCCGTAAAAGCTACGCTCCTGTGCTCTACATTTCCCTTAATCCTGTCCTCTTGTGCCTGCGCTATCATGGCTGCCATTCCTAGTAGTTCCTCTGCTGCCTGCTCGCTAATAAAGTTACTGTTAACGCAGCATGTCACATAACCGCCGATAGTCATTACCATGTCGTTAAGCTCTTCGGTGTTTCTTATCCCTCTAACGCTGTCTATCATTTTGCATAAGCATTTAAGGTTATGAGCTGCCAGCTCGCTATCTACTTCTATCTTTACCTCTGTAGCGTGCGCTCCGCTCGGTGTCTCAAAGTGGCGTACTGTAGTGCCGTTAAGTGTTCCTCTTTTCATTTCTCTAGCCTTTTGTCCTATCATGTCCTTAGCTCTCCTTTTTCGTTATATTGTTAACTGATACCTCATAGCATGTATGCTGCTCGGTAACTGTTTCTACCACTTTGTCGTTTGCGTATAAATCTATGGTTTTAGAATACTGGCGGCTCTGTAATCTACCACTTAGCTCTACAGCCGTCCCCTCTTTCCAGTCCTTTACCTCGTCCGCCTCTTCGTTCCAGCAGATGCAAGGTATATAGCAAAGGCTCTGGCGCAGCTCGTTTGGTACTTCTACCATAATGTCTGTAATGCGTTTGCCCCTTGGCGTAGTTCTGTATGTTATACCCCTGCCTAAGATGCCGCTAAGTTGTACCTCGTTTTGCTCTTCTCCTTTAGGGCAGCTGCCTATATGCTCCGCCAGAATGTATACTAATACTTTGCCTGTCTCAAAGTTTTTTGTAGTCTGCATCTTTCCGTATACCATCACTCTATTATTCAAAATTTCCAGTGGTGCTGTATCTGGTACAATTACTACCGCTGTGTCTGCTACTCCGCTCGGTCTTACCGTTTCTAAAATAACCTCGTACCCGTCGAACTTAAGCCCGTTAATATTGTCTATCTGGTTAACGCTTTTTACTTGTCCTACCAGTCCTGCTGCATTGTCTAGCATCTACTCTGCCCCCTCTTCGTCTAAGTCCTCTAATGTACTCATAATCTCGCCTAAGAAGTCTACCTCGTCCTCTTTTGGCTTTCCTACTGGCGTTAATGCCTCAAAATGCGGGCAGTTAGTACCGTTCCCGTGGAAGTACGCCAGCATTTCTGGTAGCGCTATGCTGTCGCCGTCCTCTTCGTAGTCGTCCAGTACTTCGCAGCCCTCTTGCAGCCCTACACTGCTATCTTCCTTAATGTTGTAAACACATTTACTACAGCGCTGCCCGTACTTTTGTAGCTTTCTAAATTCTGTTATACCGTCTATGCGTAGCGTGTTGCTGTCGTCAAACTCGCAGGCTGTTACTGTATATCCCTGCTTTGCGTATTCTTTTTTTACTTTCTCTCTCGCGTCGTCTAGCTCGTAATCTTCGTTACCCTCTACTACTATGTAACCGTCCAGCAGTTCGCCGTTGCGGTTGTCTCTTACCGTTGTCTTAAATCCCCATAGTAAAAGCTCTTGCTTAATTCCTAAAATCACTGGTTTATTTTGCTGCATAAGCTGTTATATATCTCCTTTCTATTTTGCTGGTGTAGCGCCTCGTGACATTCCCGCCGCATAACCAGCATATTACATGGCATAACATGTGCCTCGTCATAAATAACCATGCCCGCTCTGTATCCGTCTTTCTTGTGCCCGTCCTTTGCTGCTATTGCATATAGTATAGCGTCTGCTGCGTCCCTGTTTGCTCCGTATGCTTTCTGCATATTTACTGGCTTGTCCCTTGCCCCGCAGCTGCAATGCTCGCCAGCGTCTAAACTGCTGCCGCATATACGACATTTATAATGGCTCAATCCTTAACCCTCTCTTTCATAAGTGACTTGTAAAACTTCGCTTTTGCTGTTATATCGTTTGTTATTCCCAGCTCTAACGCTGCTGTTAATGCCTGCTGCCTCGTCCAATTCTTAAAAGGCTGCGTCCCGTCTATCTCTGACGCTTTCCAGTATTCCTCTATAGTGTCTAATGCCTCTTGCCCCTGCTTGTCTAGCGTTAAGCCTAGCTGTACTGTTATGTATTCCTTACTCACGCTGTAGCCCCTCTCTTTTGTCTGCTATCATGGCTGCCCGTGTTCTTTTCTTAATTGCGTCCTGCATAGCCATGCGCTTAATGTCGTCCTCTGTAAGTTCTCTTACGTCTATGTTCCTGTGCGGTGCGTCGCTTGGAAATATGCCTTGTTTTTGTATGAACGCCTGCATAAATGTTTCCATTTCTTCATAAAAGCAATTTCTGTAGAACTCAAATTCTAGCTCTATCTCTATCCGCTGTGCCTTTGTGCAGTAAGTCCCTATTTTTTGCCGTGTTCCCGTTGTCCTGTAATATGCTCTGCCTGTTTCCGCTCCAATAACCTTATACATACACTGCTTAAGTAGCGTAGTTTCGTGTTTTCCGCTGTAGCTAAACAAAAAGTACTCTACCTCGTCTGTTTCCAGCTCTTCCAAACTATGTAAGCCGTTCTTTTCTAGCATCTTTTGTAACATGGCTGCTGCGGTGTCTTTTTCCCCGCCTACACCTCTCTCTGCCAGTGCTTGCAGCTTTTTAATTCGTTGTACCGTCTTTTCGTCCACTCTTTTAGCCTCTCTTTCGTGTAGTTAGTTCTGCTAACGTCATTTGCTTAAAATTGTCTTGTAAATCCTCGTCTATGTCGTCTATATCCATGCAGTCGTTAAAAATATGCTGTAAGCTCTTTCCTTTCTTCCATGTATGCTCTATTTTCATTTCCGCCCTAACGTACTGGGCTGCTATCTCTGGGTATCGTTTCATGTTCTCGGCTGCGTGTCTGTCTGGCATGAACATACAAAACATGCAGCTACAGCGCCCTATATATTCGTAACATGGGTGCGGTTCTATCTGTAATTCTCTTCCCCATTCAAACATTTTCCCTTTTTCGTAATCTAGGCAATGTCTATACCAGTGACACGTAAAATCTGCTACTCTCTTTGTCTTAAGTGTTGTGCTGTGATATTCCAGTTCTGGCAGCTTTGCTCTTCCTGCGCTTTCGTCCCTGCGCTCGCCAGATAAAAATAAGCACTTTGTACCCAGCTCCGCTCTGTGCTGCCGTATCCACTTATCAGTTACCGCAGTCTTAAGATATGCCGTACACCATCTATTTTTCATGTCTGGGAACTTAAGGCGCTCATTAAGTAGAAGTCCTAAAAATCCTCTGCTATCCTGTAGTAGTACTGGCTTAACTCCCATAAATGCGGCTACCTTATAGAAAATAGCCACGTTTTCTGGATACTCGCAGCCAGTGTCGCAGTATAGTAGGTATATCTTTTCTTTTGGAAAGTTCTTTACCGCCCAGTGTAAAACGCCCGTACTGTCTATTCCGTCGCTGTAGCTTACTATTACGCTGCTGTACTCTAAGTCGCTCTGTAAACCCTCTGGCGGTATTATTTTTGTCCTTGCCATTCTTTCTGCCTCTCTTTCGTTGTTTTGTAATGCGCCCTGCGGTAGTCGAAACCGCTCGCGCAGCTTATAAGGCTGCCGCTCTAACCGTTGAGCTAAGGGCGCTCATATTAGTACTTTCCGTTAGGGTTTTTCTCGCTATGGCTTATGTACTGATACTTTCCGCCGCCTACCTCGTAAAACTCGTATATCCTGCCGTCTTTTGTAATTCTTCCTATGTATGTACCGCTTGGCGTTTTGTTATGTGGTGCGCTCCATGCGTTCTCCCATGCTGCCTGTAGCGTCTTTTCGTCCCTCATGCTGTAGCTCGCTCCCTTAGCTCTGCTATCTCTTCCTCTATGTTCTTCCCGCTGTATGTAGCTAACATAGGCTCGCTAATGTGATACGTCCATATGCTACTAAGTTTTACTGCCGTTCCTATTGGTAGGCGGCTAGTCTGTAGCCCTGTCCTTATAAATTGTGGGGATACTCCCAAAATGGCTGCCGCCTCTTTTACTGATATTCTGTGATTATTCATTCTCTGCCTGCTTTCTTCTGGTGTTTGCTGCTATAACTCCCTGTGTGAAATAAGTTACTTTCTCCTGCTGGTCTGCTGGTAGCTCTGCCACTTCCTGCATTAACTCTTTGAACTCGTCTAGCGTATCTTTCTTTGTATCCTCGCTTGATTTCTCCGCCATACTATCCGCTCCTTTCTCTATTAAGTTACCATCTTGCTACCTCTCTTTCGTTATATGGGCGGCAGCTGCGCCGCCCTTTATTTTTGTTCTGTTATGCCCTGCTCTCCTGTCTCGGTCTTATTCCTGCTGCCATAAAGCCTTGAACGAATATACAGACTTTTTCTTGCTGTGCCTCTGGCAGCCCTGCGACTTCTTTCATAAGTTCCATAAAACCCGTAACCTCTTTGCCTTTTACTTCTGTAGCTGTTCTCTGTTCTGCTTTTGTTGTCATACTCTCTACTTCCTTTCTTAAAACTCGTTTGTGCTCTTTTGTACTGCATCTATTGTGCTTATCGTTTGTTTCCAAAACTCTATGTTTCCTGCTGCGTTCTTAAATCTTGGTGCGCCGTCCTCTTCCTTTTCCTGCGCTAACTCTTCCCATGCTTTAAGCTCTCCCTCTCTGTACTTCGTAGTCATACGTATAAATGCTGTTATCGTGCTCCATTGGTCGTTAGTAAGCGTTATTGTCTTTTCTTCTTTTCCCCATGCTGCGTGTGCTGCCGCTCTTGCTGCCTGTTCCTCTACTGTTTCTATAACGTACCCGCTAACTATTCTGTATCCCCATACCTCGCCGTTGCTTTTATATGCTATAGGCTCTAACTCAAATCTGTTAATGTGTTCCCCGTCGCTAGCCTGTCCCGTTCCGTCCTCGTCACATCTTCGGCAACGTGTGTAAAGTCCTTTTTTCTCGTCCCAGCCGCATAAGCCTAACCAGCCGCTAAACTCTTCTACTTGTATCAGCTCCATACTTCCTGCCGTCTTTTTCTCTGTATCCTTTTTAATTGTTAATAATGTTGTGCATAGCATAATTACTACCTCTCTTTCGTTTGTGGGTGTTGCAGGCGGTTTTACCGCTCTGCTGTTATTCCCAGTTCTTCCATAATGTTAAGTATCGCTGTGTGCTGCTGTCTGTATCCAAATCCTGCTGTAGTTCCATCATGCCCGCCGTTTGCTGCTAGCTGTGCTTGGTATAGCGTCCATGTCTGTTTTTCTTCTTTTCTAAGTACTTCCTTTATTTTTTCCAGCTCTGCTAGTGCTTTTTCGTGGCTCATTGCTGTAGGTTTGCAAATACCGCGCCAGCTGCAATGTTCGCAGGCTTTTTGTAAGTTGTCCTCGCCTCTACCGTTAATATCTGTATAAGTAATAATGTCTGTGTCGTTATCTACGGTATATCTTATTTTCATACCGCAAGGTGCTACCTCTTTTAAATCCTCAATTCTTGCCATGTTTGTTACCTCTCTTTCGTTGTTTTGCTAGACTATAGCTTATATGTACCCCGCTAGTACTTGTTGACTATGTAGCTATTATATGCCACGTAGAAGCCCTTGTCAACCATATTTTAATTATTTTTGTTGACAGCGTGGCATTTTATGTTATTATTAATATAAAATTATTATTTGAAAGGTGGTTTAATAAATGAATGAGCGTATCAAAGAATTACGTATTGCTCTCGATATGACACAAGAAAGTTTTTCGCAGCGCTTAGGTATAAAGCGTAATACTATTGGCAATTACGAGACTGGTAATAGAGTTCCTAGCAATCAAATCATTTTTTCTATTTGCCGTGAATTTAATGTAAATGAGGAATGGTTACGTACTGGTAATGGAGAAATGTTTAACGCACGTTCTACAGACGAGGAACTAGCTTATATAGTAGGTAGCGCTATCCCTGCTGCGCCAGAGTATGTAAAGAATACTTTTATAGCTCTTGGTAAGTTGTCGAAAGAATTTTCTAAGGAAGATTGGGAAGTAGTTAAGAAGTTCGTAGACGCTTTAGCAGGAAAATAAAAAGAGCCGCTTTTCAGCCGCCCTTTATCCCTAGAATGAATTGTAATATTATTTTTAGTTTTTCCTTATCAGTAACCCCTTGTAGCGCATTATATATTTTTTTCTTAGTGTCTTGCATAGCTGTTGCCCCCTTTCTTTACCAGTAATTATACAATTATCTTTTCTATTGTCTATACTTTTTACTGGTATTTCCTATATGTCGGAAATAGTCGCAGATTTATTGATAAGTTGTAAATTATATATTATTCTCTATATAGGTCACAGATACGGCAGTCTAGTGCATGTGCTAACATTTGCAGCGTATCCAGCCTAGGGGAAACCTTAGCATTTTCTATAGCGTTAATTTCGCTTTTGCTAACCCCGCTACGTTCTTCCAGTTCTATAAGTGTTAATCCTTTGGAAGTTCGCAGCTCCCATAGTAGTATTTCCATATCATGCTAGCCTCTTTCGTAAGTGTGATATGAAAATTATAACAATTGTCTTATCTTGGCGTTTATTGAGAATTGGTAATATAAAAATAAAATCAAATGAAAAGAGGTAAAGTATTATGAAATGTCCTAAATGTGGTAGCGAACATGTAAGCGTGCAAATTGAAAGCAAGGTATATACTAAACACCGTGGCTGCCTTGGCTGGTGTCTATGGTTACTCTTAGCTGTATGTACTCTCGGTCTTATTCTTATCATTCCTTTAATTACGAACTCTAAGACTAAGACTAAAAATAAAAAAGTTGCCCTCTGTCAAGACTGCGGTCATAAGTGGAATGTGTAACTAAATGCAGAATTAAAAAAGCCGCCCCTGCTGCAAACAGAAACGGCTAAACAGATACAATAAACAAACTCTAAAACCCAATACTAGGCTAGGCTGCTTATGTGTACCCCGCAAGTAACATTATAGCATAAGCCTAGTTAATTTTATAGGCTTATTTTTTTATGCTTATCTTTAGAAAGGCGGTGCTTTTAGCATGAAATTACCTAATGGTTACGGTACTGTATACAAGCAAAAAGGCAATAGGCGTAAGCCTTTTGTCGCTCGTGTTACTGTTGGCTATGTAAATAATGAGGAAACGGGCAAGAATAAACAGTTATACCAGAATATCGGATACTACGAAACTAAAAAAGAGGCGCTTATAGCTCTGGCAGAGTATAACGCTAACCCTTACGACATTGACGCTGCAAAGGTTACCTTTAAGGAAATGTACGATAAATTCGTAAGTACTAGCAGCTTTGATAAATTAAGCCGCAGTAGCAAGGCTGCCTACTCTGCTGCCTATAATCGTTGTGAGCCTATCTGGACTATGAAATTTGTAGACCTGCGCAAGCCCCACTTGCAGGACTGCATAGACGATATAGACGACGCGGGCTGGGGAACTAAGAAAAAACTTAAGACGCTTTATAACCAGCTGTACACTCTGGCGCGTGAATGTGATGTATGCGAAAAGAATTATGCAGAGTTCGTAGACATTGGAGAACGTGAAACCGTACTAGACCGTACCCCGTTTACTGATGCAGAAAAGAAACTATGCTGGCTGCATATAAAGGACATTGAATACCTAGACACTATTATTATACTTCTCTATACTGGTATGCGTGTTAGTGAAATGTTAGATATTAAGACGGCAGACGTTGACATAGAGGGCGGCTTTATGCGTGGTGGCTCTAAGACTTTCGCAGGCATTAACCGTTTAATACCTATTCACTCTAAAATAATGGATATTGTAAAGAGATATTATAACCCAGATAATGAGTACCTTGTAACTTACCCAGACGGCGGACATATAAGCTATGGCAATTACCGCGATAGCTACTGGGATAGAATAATGCCTACGCTAAACATGACGCACTTACCACACGATACCCGCCATACTTTTATATCTAACATGGATACCGCAGGTGCTAACCCTATGGCTGTAAAGCGTATCGTAGGGCACGCTGGTAACGGCATTACTGAAAAGGTTTATACTCATAAAGATATAGAGGAACTTAAGAGAAATATAGAGCTTTTGGCTTAAAATCCGTGCAAGTTACGTGCAAGTTTCTTGTATGTTACCGATAGTTTTTGAGGGTATTTCATAGAGTTTCATAGAGTAGTAGAATTAAAAGAAACCCAGCAAACATGCGCGCTTGCTGGGTTTTTGATATTTTGAATATTTGTATTTTTTTATCTCTTTGAGAACTGAGGAGCACGACGAGCTGCTTTTAAGCCGTACTTCTTTCTTTCCTTCATTCTTGGATCTCTTGTTAAGAATCCAGCTTTCTTTAATACAGGTCTGTAATCCTGATCTGCA